CTTTTTTCATCGTATGTAGGGGGGCACCCCCCAGAAGTACCTTCCAACGGCCCTACGTTGCCCCCTACGGCGTTCCGTGCTTGAACCCATGCGATGGCCATTCCAATCCCGAACGCCCTACAATTGATCGCAGCCGCACTGCTGGCCATCCTGTTGCCGTGCTTCCTTCGCCGCCGCCATCATGCGCAGGTGCGTGAATCGCATGTACCGCATGTCGGCTGCGAATTGCCATCGACGCTGCTGCTCGGCTATGCGTCTAGTCTGATGTTCGAGCCGGCGGAGTTGCATCTCGGCCTGCTCGTGCAGTTCTGCCGCCTCAATCATGTCGGCGAGCAAGGCGTCGAGGTCGGGATCGTATTGGGTTCCGTCCATATTGCGGCTCCCTCCAAGTGGTAGAGTGGCTGGGCCATGAAGCACAGCTTGCATCCTGGGTGCGTGTCAATGCACGATTGCACAAATGGTTGGATGATTGATGGCGTGAGCGCATCATTCTGGTATCCGTCGTAGCCGGCGAGCCAGAGACGACGGGGGTGGATAACGTTTAGCACGAACTCCATGAGCATGAGGCCGCTGTATCGTGGGCGGCAGAAGTCGCCAGGGTTGTGGGGGTGGCGGGCCTTGCTGCGCGGCATGTAGTGGATGGCGGTGGTGAGGCCAAGATCAAGGCACAGTTCGAGGCGTTCGCTGGTTGTGATGAGCATCGCTCCCGATTCGATGAAGGCCTTGGCCGTCTCTTGGTGCCGCTCGATTGCGACGTGATCGGAGAGGAACATCCAATCGGGCACGCGGTTGGATTGGTTGCAGATTTCCAGTCCGCCATTGGTCGCCCCGATGTATCCGCCGAAGAAGTCGATGGCGCTGAATGGCGCGTTCGCGTTCGATGGGCCTCCGCCAACGAGCAGCACGTTACACAATGGATGGCTCCCAACTAATGCTGTCAATGACCTGCCGCTTGTGGCCGCGCAGCTCACCGATGTTGGCGAAGTGGTAGAGTGGTTCGGTCATGTGCTCGTCGGAAAGCCATGCGGCCTTGCCGATGCGATTGAATGTGTGTGGGAGAATGTAGAGTGGAAGTTTGAGGGCCGCGATTGCGATGTTCACCGCTGTCTGCTCGATCATGGGGTTTACGCGCCCGGTGTGGAATGATCGCACCGCCTTGTTTGCGACCTGCCAGACCTGGTCGTGCTTGCCAACAGTCAAAAGCATGAATCCGCCGTTGATGTAGGTGGCGGGATCGTACTTCGGAGGGTCGGCGATGTAGAACAGGGGGAGCGTTTTGGCCCACCATGTTGCGTGAGTGGGGCCTGGGTCGCCGTCGTGTGTGTCGCCTTGAAAATTGAGGACGCCGCCGATTGATTCCGCCGGCACGATTTCAAACGGGTTTGGGCAGTCGTGGCGAATCAGCATGTCGGAATCGAGCCACAGGATGCGGTCGCCATCGTTAACCGCAAGCTTGTGGATTTCCAGTTTGATGCCGAACGGATCATCGGTTGCCGACGTTCCCCAAGGTTGCAGGTGTTCGACGTACATGCAGTTCCATCGCCTCGCCGAGGCTTCCATGCTGTCGCGCGCGTTGGATGACATGCAGCCGCCGATATTCATGGTGTGGATGATGTTCATTTTGGGGCTGCTCCTGTTGGGGTCATGGCAGTTTGGGCGGGTTCCATGTCCCGGTCTTGCCGAAGTGGTAAATGGCGTAGAGAAAGCCGAGTACCGCAGCACAGACGCCTGCAGCCTTCAGCAACCATTTCATCGTTGCAATAAAGCCCTTGGCGTTGTCCCATGCCTCGACGATTTCGTTGACGCGATTCTGGTTGCCTTCGATGCGGCGAAGCATGGCCTCGATGGTGTCGAATCGTTCGTCACCCCTGGCCATGTGTTTCTCGCCTTCTGTGAGGCGCTCGATTATTTGGGGGATGCGTTCGGGCATGGCCGGGAGTCCTTTGTTGTTACCATTTTGCTTCAGGGCATGATTCAGATTCGCTTGCGGTCTTTGCCCGCAACACGCAGCCGCACTTTTTGCACTTGCAGAACTTCACGACGTTGGCGATGCACGGCTCGGCGTGTTCGCACTTTCTACAGATCGTTCGACGCCATTCAATCGTGTCGTCATCGGCGCGGTCAATACCAAGAAACGCCTTGGCTAATCCAGCGGCTCCATGAGCGATTTTTTCAACGCATCCACACATTAGATTCCCTCACATTCAGGAGCGCCGGATGGACAAGCGTCGTGGGCTGTCTTTTGGCAAATTGATCCGTCATAACAACACCTACTGTTTGACATAGTTATAAATCCAGTTCCTCCAGAAATGGATATGGCCGTTGAAGCAGTACTGGTCAAATTATTTGCCCACGAATCGACACTGATACTACAGCAATCAATAGGGTTTAGTGTTGCATCTATAGTTCCACCCAACTGTGAAGAACCGGACGGAACTACTGAGGCATCCAGTCTGATTGAATACCTTATCACTCCTCCATTGCATATAATTACAATTGCTGCCGTAGCACCATAATTTCCATTTACATAAACTGGAACGTCAGAATCTGAAACACGCCACACTATTTCACCAGCAAAAATAACAAAAAATGGTGCGGAAAGTACGCCATTATTTGCATTCAACCAATTTATCAAACTTGTAATAACGTCCTTAGACTGGATGGGAAGAGATATCCATCCTGCATCCGCCGTATCAATGGTGAACGTTGGAATTGGAATGTTAATCCATCGACCAATACTGCTATAGCAGCATGTTCCGCACGCATAGCACTCCCACGTCCCGCAGCACTCCGGGCACTCGCCGGCGGCGTTGAAGCGCTTGATTTTCCCCGTCGTGGCATCGCGCAGCCACTTGCCGGTCGTCGCATCTCGAACTATCGCGCCGGGGGTGCCCATTATGTTGCGCACGTCCCTTCCTCATTCACCTCGTTACACCATGTTACGATCCAATTGGTGCCATCGGTGAACGCCAAACCCGCCGTCGCCGGGACGACCGGGCCTTTGATCCGCCGGAAATAGCCGCTGGTCGGATTCACGCTCGTCTGCAACGAGGTAGATGTCTCTGCATCCGTCAGCGTGTAGGTGTACGTCGCCGCCGTGGTCGCATTGCCGTCATCGCCGCCCGTCTGCGACATCGTGACTGGGACGGCGATGTACAGCCCGTATCGGATTCGCGCCCCGATGTTGCCCGCCTGCGGGATGATGTAGCCGTCATACGTCGGAGCCGGGGTACCCGTCCCGCCCGGCACAAGCTCGGTGCGGTCGCTTGCGATGTACGCCACGATGTCGTCAACGGCCACCTCCAGCCCATGGTTCGCTGTGACCAGTTCGTTGAGTTTAAGTGTGATCGTCGTCCCAGTGGTGATTGTCGTGCCTATGGCGTCGTTCGACGGGTTCGCCGTGACATGCGATGCGAGTTTCTTGTCGGATGCGAAGCTTGTGTACGAGCCATTCGCCTCGGTCTTGAGCGCCGTCACCTTGGCGAACTTGATCGGCTTCGTTGGAAGCTGAACCGTGGGCGACTTCTGGCCGGGCAATAATGGATTGATCGCCAGCGACTCAGGCAAATTGGTAACGCCGTTTCCGGTGACCGAGTTCAGCTTCTTCACCACGCGACGCAACACCTGCGCATCGGCCTCACTCACGAGATAAAAATTGCCCTGGCTCATAGTGATAAACCAGAAAACGCCACTTCGGGAAGCGTATCGTATTGCAGCAATTTGATCGCACCGGCATCAATCACGGTCGCGCCGGTTGGCGTCCCGTTGCTTGCCCATGAGGGGCTTGCTTCGACAACGCCATCATCATCCAAATAAGTCAGCGATGTATCAAGCGGCTGGCCATGGCCGTTCATCGGAACGTCTGCCAAGCGTTCCCCGGCGCGCGATGTGATGGGCCGCCAGTAAGTGCCGTCCCACCCGACCCCATCCTGATCCTTCATAAGAGTTTGCCAAGGGTCCGCGCCCCAAATCGACGTATCTTTGAAGCTGAAAACATGGGCAATGGGGATGAGTGTAGCCGTCGATTCGTACTGCGTCGAGGGCTGAATGTTGTCGCACTTGACTTCGCCCGCATCAGCACCACTAAACGAATCGGAGTTGACCGTGTTCTCGTAGCTCATCGCGCGGCTTAGATCGTATCCCGCCATCCATTTCGTGATTGTCAGCCGCTTGTAATTTCGCGTTTGCTGGACCGGCGTTGACGGCGAACGCAGTGCGCTGGTCACAATTGCATTGCCGCTCGTGTCCCTGTCAATCGCAACGTTCTCCGTCACCGTGTCCCACTGATAGACCAGCGGGTTGGAAAGTGACGGCTCGTTTTGCGTCCAGTCGGTAGCAGGCGGAACTTGAAACGACGCATCGACCGAAAAGACATACAGCCCGTTCGCGTTCACCTGGCGGCGAAAACACTTGCGGCCCGACGCGCCATCGTAAGGGTCGGGGTCGTTGAACTCGACGGGGAAGTTGTCGTCGGCAAGCACGGCGGCCGGCGTCGAAAGCCCGGCCACCACCCATGTATAGGTGAAGACCATGCCGTCTTGCGACTCCTGCGCCTGCGACCTCGGTTGAAGATGGAAAGTTGATGTTGACATTATTTAAGCCCCAAGGAGCCAAGAATGCGCGGGCCCGACTTGATGGCGTCCGCGATGGTTTGCAAAAGTTCCTTCGCTTCCTCTGTTGCCCGCTTGATTTGTTGCGATGTTTCCAACTGTTTGACCGCGGCGTCCGACCGTTTGCGATCCTCGCTCAGTGTCTGATCGCGCACGCCGGTCAAGAATCGGTCCTGATTCAGCGTCGGAAGTTCGCCGGGCTTCAACCGATCTCGCAGTTTGTCGAGTTGTTTTTTATCCTCAACGTCCCGCCGCTTTCGATCCTCGGCCCGCGCGTCCGCTTCCTCGACCGATTGTAACACTTTCAACCGCTCGGCAAGAACATAGTCGCCATCCTTCTGTGCTGCTCGTATCCGTTCTTCTGATGCCGTGCGGATCGCGGCAAGGTCCGCGTCGAGAATGCGCCCTGCTGATCGAAGGCGGATTTGTTCAATGTCCGCATCTACCCCGGCCATCAACTGACGGTGTTGTTCAGCCGCCGCAACATCCGCATCCGATTCGGTCTTCACCTGATCGAAGAACGACGCCAGCGATTTATCGACCTGCGCATCTCGCTTTGCGTCGAGTGCTTTGCCAACCTTGGCCCATTCGATGTCGATCACTTCGCTCAACCGCTTGCGAAGTTCTCGCGTTGCCTCTGATTCTCCGGTCTTGCCTATTCGATCTCGCGTTTGCTGCTCTGTCAGCGCGTCGCTCGCGGCCTTCACCCGATCATTCGATGCCGCATTGGCTGCGATGATCGCGCGGGTTGCATCGTCTGGAGCATTGAACATCGCCGTTTCCAGTGCGATTTTCGCCCGATCTTTCTGCGTGTCCTCAAGCAGTTTCTTTCGAGCGAAAATAACATCCAACTGCTTTTCAATCGTGCGGGTCATCTCCCGTTCAAACTCGATTGATTTTTCAATCGCCGCTTGTTCTTTGGCTCGCTCGCCAGTGATAAGCTCTCTGATGTTCTCGCCAAACCTGGCGGCGTCCGACAGGATGGGCAACGACTTAATCATCTTGTCGAAAGACGATGTAAGCGTTTCACCAAGTGACAATCCCGCGTTTTTTGCTTCGACAAGTCCATGAGTGAATTGTGATACACCCCTGGCAATCGCGGTAATCGCAGCGATCTGCTTCAATGAGCTTAACGCCATCTTATTTGCCGCTGATCCTGATTCGTCCGCAACTTTTTTAATATCCAAGCGCGCTTGCTCTAACTCCGCTTTTGCCGTGTTGCGGGCTTGGATCAGAATCTCGACTGAATCTTGGTACTTCGCCATGTCATTCGCCCATCAGTTGCGCCATCGCCTTGTCTTTGTCGTGCTTGATCTGCTGTTCAGCGTCAAGGAACCATCGCGATTGATCTAGCGCGCCGCCATCGACCGGCCACAAATTACTTTTCTGAACATATCCGGCGAAGCGAATCGCTTGCCATGTCTGATCGTCTGTTTGTTCCATCGGGCAGCTTGTCAATTTCAACCAGCCAGTCCGGCCCGATCCCTTGCACGCATCGCAGCCGCGCCCGTCGCATCCGGGACATTCCAAAAACTGCGGCTCTACTTCGCTGGGGCAGTCGGCACACTTCCGCTCGCCGCCGGCGCGACTGCATTCCCGGCAGATAATCCCGGTGAAGATGCTGACGGCGATTCGGATTTTTTTCGGTCGAGTTCCGACAAGCGGGCCTTCGCGGGCAGACGGATCGCAAGCACCTGCAATTCGGTCACAGTGAGTTCATCGAGTAGATCAAACTCGCCACCAACACAAACGCGATTGCGGCTGACAAGTTCGCCCAGCTTCTCAATCTGCTCGGCGTCTGAAATCGTGTCCGCATTCAGCGTTTCAAAGTCACGTCCGTACTGCATCCAAAAACGAGCCGAGCCGACGGTGTACGTCAGCTTCTTCGGCTGTTCGCCCGGCTGGTCGAAAAGTTCACGCAGGTCCACATCAAAAGTCATTGTGGGATCAATCACGATTCAATCTCCTTTTAGGCGGTGTCGAGGTCGATGGCGATTTCGTCGTCGCCGGCGATGGTGTCTTGGTTGGCCTGGAATCCGACGGCGCGGGCGCTCAGCCCGTTACGCTCGCCGGCCGCCAGTGTGAGGATTTGCAGTTTGGGGATGCTGATGGACATGGAACCGTAGGCCACGGCCAGCGCCTGCTCGGCCAGCGAATCCATCTTGTCGTAGTCGTCGCGGGTAGCAACCAACTGCTCGTATGGGTCCATCGTTCCGCCGATGTCGCGGTCGTCAAGCCAAGCGCGGGCGATGCCACCCGCCGCCGTCACATCTTCGATCAGCGACACGGCGTTGCCGGAATTGATGGTCAGTTGCCGCAGGCCGGTCGCAACCGTTGCGAGGGTGACAGTAGCCCCGGCGAACTGCGGGCCGCTGCTTTCGGTGCCAACGGTGTATTGCGGCGTGAATTGAGTTGCGTCCGACTCGGCAAGGTATCGGCCTTGAAACTCAAACGTCACCTTCCCGATCTGGCCGGCGGTGAGTTCGATGTCGAATTTCCCCATCGCACCAGCCAGCCGCTTCAACTTCCCGGCGGTGTTGACGCCGATGGTCACTGTCTTGTAGTAGGTCGGCAGCGATGACGGCTTCCACACTTCGCCGGTTGACTTCACCCATCCGCACGCGGGAAGCAAAATATCAGCCCACGGTGCCAGCGTCATGAGGTCAACGCTGAACGTACATGTTCCGGGGGTGGTGCCGGGAGATGCCACCGTGTTGGAGAGCGACCCCTGCGCCTTGCGCTTCGTGAACGTGCGATTGGTGACGAGCGTGGCATCCATCGCGTAGAACGCCGCGTTGGTGCTGGTCAGCGCCTCGGCTATCCCGGCTGTCGTTTCGATCTTTGCCGCAATGACGCGGCGTTTGGTGGCGAGAGTCATTGGTGTGCTCCTTAGAGTGCGGTGAACGGATCAATGTCTGTGTGCATGTATCCGATTTTGATTTGGACCTGAACGCCGGGTAACGCGCCGTCAGTTGATTCAACATCTTGAGGCGCGAGTAGTTCAGTGGTGCGAGCCAACCCGCCGTATGCTGATTGCCCGTTGTTTTGGTACCAGTCAAGCACGATCGCGCGTTCGATTTCCGCGATGGCGATGTCGCGCAGTTCATCAAGCGGGGTGTCGCTCGCCTTCGTCGCCGTGATCCAATAGACGACGCTGAACGTCGCGTAACGCATCAGCACCAATCCGCCGGAGTCGGCCACCGCTTCATCTTGCTCAATCGATTCCCTCGCAAGGAATACCTGACCACCCAATGGGCTGGCCTGGTTGTTGCGGCCGGGGCGCACCACGGTACGCACATTGATCGCGTACCCATTCGCTGGCGTGACGGATTCAACGCGGGTTGCGACTTTACGCTCGATCTGCTGAACGACGGTAACGCTCATCATTCACCCCCCGGCGAGTTGACGGCTTGCAATTGACCGCTGACTTTTTTGAACTGCGAATTGAGCAGGCGTTGTGACTGCCCCTCGATTCGGCTTGCGACCAAATCGGGAAGATCAGCAAGGGCTTCTCGGCCCACGCCGTTGGCGGCATTTTGAAAAACTGCCGCAACCGACGGCCCCTTGGGAACGACCAGCGGATAACGCTTTCGCCCGACACGCTTGAAGTCGAGGACATTCCCTTCGGCGTTTCCTGTTGAAATCCTCGCCACAAAAGCGCCTTGCAAGGTATCGCGCGATCCGCCCCTGACGATTTGATACGTGAACGGCTTTGGCTGCGTAACGCCGCGCCGACCCGTCGCGGCCCTCTGCTTCGCCGCACGGCGCTTAATCAAACTGGCCTTCTTGCCCTCATACCACGGCTCTTTCGGCTTCCCACCAAAACTCATCAGCGTGGGCCGCGCCCGTGATCGGCTCAGCTTGTCGATGTCCACCGTGGCGCGAAGTTCACCGGGGCGGGCGCGGCGGCCAATGTCAACGCGGTCGTTCACGCTCTTTGCACGGACATTGAGATAGGCGCGCACGCTTTTGCGGATGCGCCCGCGTGCAGTCTTGGCAACATCATTGAGCGCGCGGGCAACGACCGTTTCGGTTTCCTTCGCGGTAAACCCAAACTTCGCGGCAATGCGACTCAAATCAGTTTGTGACATTTGCGCGGACAGCATTACATAACCTCAATCGTTAATACCCCATCGTCCTGTTGGAGCATCGCGCCAAGCCGACGCTCAATCGCTTCACCACCAACCTCAATCGGAATCAGCACCGACCAAATATCGTTGTCCAATTCCTGCGATGTTATGCCGGTGACCGAACTGTTCGGCACGGCAATTGTCATGCGAGGCGATGGCGTCATGTTCGTTCCGGGGATCGGCTGGAACGTTTCGCGGTTGACAACGGCTGTGATAGATCGCTCGGCATCCGTCTGCTTATTTCGCAGTGTGATCGGCTCGCCGAAGTCGCCCATGAACATCGAAGAGTCTGCGGCAAGGTCAAGCATGGATGGCCTCGCTTTCAGTGATGACGTTGACGGTGATTCCGCGCGATCGAACCCACTTCAAGGTTTCGTACCAGTTCGGAACCTCGCGGCCCCATCTCGCATCACTGCGCCCGGGGGTAGTTCTCCCGGACACGTCTGTCATACCCGACTGATCCACGCCGTACACATCAATCTCCGTAGCCCCTAAATGGACCGCCAAGCCCATCGCCGCGGTTGCCGACCAATTGAGCCAAACGTCGGCGGGCGAGCAGCCCAGGGCATCCCTCACTGATTCCCACGTCAACCATTGGTGCATCCCGAATCGTTTCGGGCAGTTGCATTGGTTGGAGTTGCGCGAATCATCCATCGCAAAGACAATGGGCAATCCAACGGGAGTAAGCCGTTGAAACCCAAGTGTGTCGCCCACCGACCAGTAGTCGCAGGCAAACACACAAGCCGCGGCGTTGACGCCGATGGTCCGGTCGTATTGACCAGACGCATCGGCGTCGAACGTGCGGCGAGCAGACGGACCAGCACTGATGACTGCGATTCGCATCGGTTTACCCACCAGTCGGGGCGAGTTTTACCCACACGGTGGTAACGTCGGCGGTGGCGGCGGCTGAGGTGGCGCGACCCATATAGGTGTTTCCGCTGGCCGTGACAGTCGCCTTGCCGCTGGATGCGTCCAGATACACCTTGTCGCCGACCGCGAAGATTTCGCCGGTGGTGACATTCTTGGCGACCTTGATTTCGTGGCCGACTTGCACGGTGTAGCTGTTCCCGACCGTGGCAGTCGTGACGGCCTCGCCCACCCATCCGGTCGCGCCGGATTTCAGGATGATGAGGTCGCCGGCGGTGACGCCGCCCGTCGGGGCAACGGCGGTGATTCGATTTCCAAGACGTTGTTCATGTGCGCTCATGGCTTATTTCCTTTACATTCGTTTTTGTTCAAGATGCCCCGGCGCGACATTGCGCCGGGGCGTTGGCTTTCGGGCATCCGTGCCCATTCGTTCATCCGTGATTACGCGCCGGAGCTACGCACCATGCCGCGGTAGTCGATGGCCTTGGCGGCGAGGTTGTGGCGAATCTTGATCTTGCGGGTGTCGTCATCGAACTCATCTTCTTCTTCGACCACGGGGGCTTCCTCGCCTTCCAGGAATCCGATTTCGACGGTGTCGATTTCGGACGGGTTGGCGAAGAGATACCACTGCGTCGGGCTGGTCGCATCGAGGCGAGCGGAGGAGACCACCGTGATCGCGTTGGCGAACGGGTTGGGCGTCGCGTTGTTTTTCGACGGGTCCACGGTCGAAGAAATCAACTGCTGGGCAGTGACGGACAGCGCTTCGGGAACCAGCAGCACCGACGGCGTGAGTTCAAGCGGATCGCTCGAACCGAGTGCTGTCTGCTTGCGAAGTGCAGCGCGGGCGGCACCGATGGAAGCGACCGACAGCGCGCCGGTGGTGAGGTTGGCGTGTCCGGTCGCAAACAGCGCGATGCTGTCGTTGCCGAGAAGTGCATTGGCGGTCAAGACCGCAATCCCCAACGTCTCTTCCTTGCGGCGGGCGGCGCGTCCAAGCATGCGCGGGGCACGGTCGAATACGGAAAGATCGTCGTTGATGAGCATCTCGCGGGTGAACTTCAACCCGGTGCCGAACTTCGCAAGCTGCCAGACTTCCTTCGACTCGGTCAGCACCGTGTAGGTGTATTCCTCGCCTTCGGGAATCTCAACCAGATCGCCGGCTTCGGAAATCTGGAGTTTCTTCTGCTGCTTGTAGTCGGAGGCGGTGGTCGATCGCGCCCACGCCTGCCAGGTCGGGACGGCCAGGGCATATTCCTGCCGAAGCACCTTGCCCATCGTGTCGGCGAGGATGTTGGGGAAGTCGCCGGTGGAGTGGGCGAGGAACACGCCGGGGAGCAGTGATTGGAGTCGCGTCCGGCTCATCAAAAGCTGAGCCAGTTGCGGACGCTGCATGTTGTCGGCGGCGCGGCAGCCGAGCGAAACGAGAAAGCGCCGGCCCATTTCGAGGATGCTGTGACCTCGGAAGTCGTTGGCGCGTTCATGCGGCTGTCGCATTTCCGGCTGACGAGTCGCCGACAGAATCACTTGGTTGCGTTCGTCGGTCTTGACGAACTGGCGAACGCCGGCGCGAAGCATGATCGCGTCCTGAACGCCGGCAAAGATTGTGTCGCGGTTCAGGTCCGCGCCGACTTGGATGCGGGATGTTTCCACGGTGGGGGTCCGATCTTCGCCGATGGTTGCAAGGGCGAGGCGGCGTACTTCGGCGATTTCGGTGCCGTCCTCGATGTGTTTGTCGGCCCACTTGGTGCCGAGTTTGGTTGACTTCAAAGCGATCTTGGTGATTTCGGTAACGCGGGATCGCTCGGCTTTGGACGCGGAGGCGATGCGTTCATCGACCTGCTCGGCGGTGAGGGTGACGCCAGCGATTTTTGCGGATCGCATGGCAGTGGGAACCGGCTTTTTGTTCGGGTCCGCATTGGGATCGGCGGCGGGATCAACCGCAGCCATACCCACGCCGGTCGCGCCGGGATCGCCGCCACCTTCTCCGCCGGCGGGCTGGTCAGCCAGTGCGTTAAATGCCTGTTTCTGTGAGTCGTCGAGGCCATCGACGAACTTTTGTACATCTTCAACCGACGCACCATCAGCCAGGCCGAACGTGCGGAGAAGATCCATTTGAACTTGATTCGGCAACATTGATTGCTCCTTGCTTGCCTTGTTGGGATCGCCCGCCAGCACCGTGCCGGATGGCTTATGAAATCGTGAAAGCATCCCGCACGGATTACCGGCGGGGTCGTCAGTCCAATCAATCGCATTCACCTCGGTGAGACGCAGCACCATGCCGGTCTGCGAACCGGGGGCGGCTTCGATCAAGGCGGTGTCCGAAACGAGTGACACGCCGATAGCGCCCGGGTCTTCGTCGGCAACGCCAAGCAGGTATCGTTTCGCATTCTGGCCGGGCAGATGCTCGGCATAGCTCCCGCAATGGAAGTCCGCGAACACGCGCCCGCCCTCAACCGTTGCATTCATAAACGTTCCGACAAGCCGGTTGACGCCATCGACATTTTCCAGTTCCGGGTGCGTCATGCGCGACTTCACTTTGCCGGAGGAAGTCATCGCGGCGGCGAGTTGGGTGAGCGTGATGTCGTCAACGTCGAACGGCGGTGTACCGTTGCCGCTCGGCTTGGTGACGCCGGCGGTCAGAATGGGGACGCGGTAGATGATGCCCTGCTCGTGGTCCACGCGCATCTTGCCCGCAGCCAACATGATGGTTCCGATTTTCATGCGGCGGCCCCTTGTGCTTGTGGATCGAAGAGCGTCGGCTGAGTCGATGGCTTGACCGGCTGAGCCAATCCTTTTTCTGTTTCGTATTTATGCTCGGCTGCTCGCTGATCGGCCAATTCTTGCCAATCGCGTCCGAGTTCCATCGCCTGCTCTTCTTTGGTGGTGAGGCCGAGTTCCAGCATCATCTGGATGCCAGTCGCCTGCTTTTGCGGATCGACCCACGCCCAGCCCTGACCACGCCACTTGATGTATTCATACAGTCCGGGGTAGATGGCATAGAGCGGCGCGTCGATGCGTCCTTGGTTGACTTCCCAAAACAGCCAGTCCTCGGCGATGGGCTGCAACAGCGTGCGGATAATCATGTGCTGCAACGGCTCAAACTCTCGACGATCTTCAAGCATTCCCTGCCGCTGACTGCTGTAGGTTCCGCCAGTGAAGTCGCGGGCGATCTGCTCGTATCCGATACCCATGCCCGCCGCGATGGCGCGAAGCTGGGCTTTGACGAACGGCTCGTAAGTGTTGCCTGGGCGCGTCGGCGTGTGACTCACAACCTCATCATTCGGCCCAATGTCCAGCGAGTTAAGCCCGTCGAAGTTTATGGAACTGGACACCCCCGCTTCGGTCTTGAAAATCAATCCAATGTTTGCTTCGGCACGCGCCGCCTGCAAAGTAGAGGCGTCGAACTCGGCAAGGTCGCGCAGTCTTTGGAGGACACTTGCAAATCTGGTGACGCCTCGCGTTTGCAGAACGCGCTCAGGATCGAAGATGTGACTGACGAACCGGGCCGGCCATCGTTCGGATTCCAACATGATTGGGCTGGATCGGTGAGCGCCGCGCACGTCGTAGGGGTGATGTTTGTAGATGTGATACGCGACGGGCCTGCCATCGGCGTCAACTTCAATGCCACCCTTCACCCAATTATCGCCGTGCTGCAACTTGTAAAGGTCCAGCATTTCAGATTCGACGCAGCGAACCTTCAACACCTTATGACCGGCTTCGTCGATGCGCGGAAGGCGAATGATGATCGCCTCGCCAGCGGTGACGAGTTCGGACACGGCCCAATGCTGAACGTCGAGCAGAGTTCTGCGATTTTCGAGGTCAACGGGTCTGCGTCCCCAATCGTAGAATTGGGCGTTGGCCTTACGGTTGAAATCTCCGTAGAGGTTGCCGTTGTTGTCGCCAGCCGCGAAAGATGGGTTGATGCCGGTGCCGATCACGTTGCGGCGAAAGGCGCGGACGCATGATTGGGCATAAGCGTTGTCCCGGCATTCCTGCCGCGAACGCGCGATGAGCCGTGGAAGGTCGGCGATGATGGCGCTGTCGGCGCTGGTCGTCTTGCCCAGCCAGTCCCGGTTGCTTCGGTCTATCTTCGCGGCGCGATAAGTGGACATCTGGAACTTGATGATTTCACGCCGGGCCTTGATGGCGGTGAGTTCGAGCTTCGCGCGTTCTTTTACCACGCGGGCGCGGGCGTCTTTCGCAAGCTCGACTTGTGTTCTTCGGTTGCTCACGAATCCACCTCACTTTCAACAGTGCTGATGAATCCGGTGGGCACGAAGATTCCGCCCGACCTTCCAAGACGGGTGATTTCCCGCATGGTATTCAGGCGAAGAGATTGCAGATCGTTGAGTGACAGACTCGAAATCGCCCGGCCATTGATTTGATATTGCGCAGCGTTGCGGTCGAGCGTGCCGTCAATGGCCGCGTCGATCTTTACGAGCCGCGCTTCGAGTGTTGCCAGCGATGTTGCCACGCAATCATCATCGCCCCTAATGATGCGTCACAGAGAAGTAGATAGTCTAATAACTAGACTCGCGCAAAAAATAGCGGCAGTCGGTTAAGACTGCCGCCATGCCTGCCCTGCCTCACCAAACCTTGACTCGCCACGCCCTTCCGCGACTGACCGCGAATTGCTCCGGTCGGAATCGAACCGACAACCGTGAGGATAGTTGCCACACGGCGCACCATGCGGAGCAATGATTATGCGGCGGCGTGTGCGGATCGCATCTTCCCAATCCGTTTCCCCTTCACCCGCCTGACACTCTCGAAGACAGGGGCCAGTTCAGACAGCCGCTGATATTTCCGCTTGAACACTTCGAGTTCCTCGAACGCCTGCTCAAGAAGTTGCTCCCGCATGTCGGCATCGCTCATCACGTCAACCATAGTGCGGTATCCGCAATTTTCACCATGCCGGTCGTTTTTCATCGACACAAACACGTTGATCGGTTTGCCGTCGGAGCTGGGAATGATTTCCACGACCACGCGGATAAGTTGGCGGGCCTGCCAGAGTCGGTAGGCATCCCCCGCCAATTTATCGTCCCACTGGAAGCATTCGTGCAGCGGATGCTTGACGCTGCGCGCCTCCGACACAACTGATTGAGGCGACAACATGCCGCCGTTCGCCTTGGAAATCTTCATTAGTTCCGATACGATCTCGCTTCGTTTCACTGTCAATTCCTTTCGGTAAAAAAGTGCTTCCGATCCTGCATTGCCCTGCCACGCCTCGCCGAGCCCCGCCTAGCCTCGCCATGCCCAGCCAAGCCCTGCCATGCCTGCCTCGCCTTTCCCTGCCGCGCCATGCCGGGCCTAGCCTCGCCTGGCCTCGCCACGCCTGCCACGCCTAAACCAGCCGTTCCGAGTTGCCGCAGTCGCACAGACCTGCGGCAATCGAAAGGGCCATCTATCACTTGCTCGGCTTCTGCTCCAATTTGAACGTGCCCCAGCCCATGCCGGTGCTGTTCTTGGAATCGGGACGGCCCTCGCCGATGCCAACCTGCTCGCCGACGCGTGACAACAGATTCGCAACATCGTCGATTGTGAACTGATCCGCATCGAAGCGGATATGAACCACCGCTTTCCAGTCGTGATACGCGGCGCGAACGCAGCAATAGGGCTGACCGGTCTGGACGCGGGCCATGTCCTCCTGCTTGGTCGCCTTGCCGATGATTCGGATGAGCGGGATTTGCGGCTCTTTCTTGTCCCAGCCCTCGGCGATGACAAACACGCTCATCTTCGCCAGTGTCATTTTGAAGCCGACGAGACGACATGCTGAAACCATCGCGGCTCGGATGCTGGCGGCGTTGAATCCGTCCCATCCCTGCTTGCTGATGTAGCGGGCCTCGTTGAACGTGTCGTCGGTGGATTTCGCCTCGCGGTTTTTCTTGCTGGACGCCGCCTTGCCGGTTTCCATCTTCTGTTTCATTTCGTTCAGCGTCTTCGCGCTGAAACGATGAATCACCAATGGCGCGGTGCCGGTGATATTGAAGATTGCTTCCTTAAGATTCGGTGCCTTGATTTGAACGCTCGTAGCCATTTCGATGCTCCTTGCGGACTATGCCGCTGATAGGTGTTTGCGATCAGAACATCTGATCGACTTTCGTACCTGCCTCGCCCTGCCAAGCCTGGCCAGGCCTCGCCTCGCCTTGCCATGCCATGCCTGCATTGCCTCGCCAAACCTTGTCATGCCCAGCCGTGCCTCGCCTGCCCTGCCATGCCGAGCCTTGCCAAGCCGTGCCGAGCCATGCCTCGACTAGCCTGCCGTACCATGCCACCGCCCGCGACATGAGTCATACACCGGTAAAGGTGGCACATCGTGGGCGGCGGTTTATTTGGGTTCTTTGGGGAACCGGTGTATGACTGAAAACAAATATACCTATCGACAGGTGATTGTCAAGATAAAAATGGAATACTATTTCACTTCAATGTATTCGCGCTTGCCCTTAATTTTCATCACGATGAACGTCTTTAGGCACTTGCGGCACCGCCGAAGCTGCCGCGACACGCTCCGTTTGTTCAGTTCCATGCGTTGCGTTTTCAAAATCCCATGATCGCCGCTTCCGCAGTGCGGGCACTCGGCCTCATAGATTATTTGCGGCTTGAGGATGTTGAGCGTCACCGCCGCGTCCATGTCCCCGTCACCTTCAATCGGTTCGGCTGGCTTGGCTGGACGCCCCCTGCGCCGTACAAGTTTACCCCCATGATCGACGCCGCTACCGCGTTCCCGTATAGGCAATCGAGCCAGTGATTTGACGGATGCTTTTTGTGCCATACCCATGTTTCGCCTTTCGTGCCTTCGACAAATTTGCGGATGTATTCTTCGCTGCAAACGTGTGAAGCGAATTTTTGATGCGCCTGCGTGTCGCTGCCGTAAGCGACGATGCTGCCACGGCGACGGCTGTTGTTCGCCTCACGCGGCTCGGTGAGGAACCCATCGTGTATCCGCCGTTTCCAACGGTTCGATTCCATGTTGATGACCCAAAGATGATCGCGCCTGCCCGCAATCGGCTGGCGTGATTCATACCAGCCATCAGAGCCGGGCCGCTTGTCCTTGGTCTTTTTCGCAGGTTGCCGGAATTGCGGATCACCTATCGACGCGCGGAACGGTGCGCCGGACTCCAACACAAATTCATAAATCACTGTGTTCCAGTGGCCGGCGTCCACCTGAATCAATCCGAAGTCTGACAAATCAATCGGCTCGCCCGTCTCTTTGACGTAGGGGCATTCATTGCGCATCCGATCGCGCCACGTTCGCAACGCGGTCAAGATGGATTTCTCCACACCGTTTTTCAGCGGCTCGACAACTTCCTCGACGCCGTAGTCGATCACATCGCCGATCATGCCAGGTTGCCATGCGCAAACGGCGTAATGCAACCAGTATTGTCCAACGTCGATGAACGCGGTCAGGTACTTGGTGTTCGCGGGGGCGATGAAGTGTTCCAGCCCGCTCAGCCGTGAACGAACAAGCCGCTCATTGATCTGCGATGCTTCAATCGCTCGATCTTCCGGCGGATCGTTTTGGTACTCCGTGTCGAATGCGTCTTGGCCAAGATCGGCAATCAGGTTGTAGCACTGCTGCAACGCCGACAATTCGAGCGGTTGCCCATCCTCAGCCAGCATACCGCTGAACCGCTGGGGATTTCCAAGCACAGCCCCATCGTCCATCTTTGCCCGGTTGCTAATATAAAACTGCGAAGCCACGCGAGCCAGCGGATCAGTGTCCGCGTCACGATCCCGCCTGAGGGCAACGTACTTTTCCCATAGATCAATGTGGGTCGGAAGCGTAACGAGCGACCTGTTCCGCCTGCCGCGCCAACTCGGTCGCTTCGTTCGATCCGTGAACGTGGCCGCAACACAGGTGCGGTTGATGAGCGTGCAGAGCATCACGCGGGCGATGCGCTTGTCTGGTCCACCGAGGCCGGCGATATCTTCGTCGATGGTGCGCTCCCGCGTTTCCGTCTGCATGTCGGAGCGCGCCGAATCCCGGTCGTCGATGTCGTCTAAGATGGCAAGATCGGGGCGCACGTTGCGGTAATTCATCCCGCGAATTCCTCCCTCAATGCCTACGCTGGCCATGATGGCCCCGCTACATGCGCTGCCTTCGACGGTCGGAAGAATGATGTGATCGGTGTCCCATTCCATTAGCGTATGTTTGCCGTTGTGCGTTTGCTTTCGGGCGTTGCTGGACCAACTGCCAAGCTCACGAACCGGAACGCAGATTTCGGGAAAATCAGCGGCGAACAGGTCGTTATGTTCAATCTCGAATTTGATGTTTTTCAATTCGACCATTGCCTTATTGCTGGATTTTCCGATCACTACCGGGAAGCGAATCATCCCTTTGATGATTAGAAACAACGAAAGGAACATCGCAAGTTTTGTTTTGCCGTCCGCACGCGGCCCGGCAATCGCCTGATCGCCTCCATATCTTGCCGCGTGAATAATCGACTCGGCCATGTCTTTGCGGGCTGGCGTGAAGTCCTGAAAAAAGATGATGGGGAAGTAGGTGCGAAGAAACAGGTAGTGGTCCGCCAACGCATCTTCGCGGCGGCGCGGCTCTGCAACTTCAGGTATCGTTATGTCCCGCCCGGCCTCGCGTGACTTCCTCTTACGCGACGCATCGCGCTCACGCTCTGTCATGGTTTGGCCTGCGAAAGTGGTCATCAGGCGATCTGCTTGCGTACAACCAATGTTCTGTCGATGAAGCTGTTGAGGTTGTAAGCAGCAACCCCGCCAATCTGCCATTCAAGTTCCCACGTTCCTGCCGGTGAAGCCGTAAGCGACGCGCTTTGAGCGGCTGTCATGTCGAATCGCGCGGACCACACGCCGGCGTCGGTGATGTCGATGATGGTGCCGACGATGCTGACGATTTCGGTTGATTTGCACCGCAAGGTAACGGTCGTGCCGTCGCTCATTCTTGCTGACGTAAGCCGCGTGTCTGTGCCGTTCAGTGGGATCGCGCTGCCGATTGCGTTGAGATACGCCTCTCCCTGCACCAACGTCAGCGTTGTTCCGTCGGCCGCAACGTATGCCCCAGCGGACACGGTGATGGCCCCGGTGGTAATCAGGTCCGTCTTGAGCTTGATCGCCGCGAGGCAATAGATGATGTACTTGCCGACGCTTCCGACCGTGGTGATACCGCTGGTAAGTGCGCTCCATATCGCGGTGACGAACGCCGTGATTGCCGTTGCGTTCGGCGCGTCCACCAAGTCCATCTGATCGCCCGCCTTCGCCGGTGCGTAGTTCGGCTGGCTGGTGGCGAGGACTGCACCGTCTGCGCCAGTGATTAGATCGAGGTCGTTTTGCGCCGTGGTCTGTGCAGCCGCCGTTGCGACCGCGTTGCCGCTGGCGTCCACCACGCGAGCGCCAGTGCCGGTGATCGTCGATGCCCCGCCGCCTAGGACCTTGCCCTGCAAGTCGCCGTCGAGCGAGCGACCACTCTCAGACCACACCGCCAATGCGACATCCGCAGCCGACGTTGGTACCTCATCGCCGATCGCTGCGCCTGTTGTTGCTGCCTTGAGCGAGGTCAGCATCTGCCGCATCTGCTCGGATGAGCCAAACACGGATTGGTGCGTCCCATCGGCGGTCCAGCCGTTGGCGTACCAGTCATAGGAGTTGCCAGCTCCAGCAGCGACACACACATAAGGGCTGCCTCGCGTGATCGCTACGGCGCGAGCTCGGTTGGGGTACTGCACATTCGTTGCAAACCATCGGCCAAAAAACAGAACATCGACTGCATCGCAGGTAAGTTCTGCCAGGTCGCCCATAAAATCCAGTTCATCGGTCGTAGCACTGGCGTTGTCGCCGAGGATGCAGATGTCGGGGCGCAAGATGCGCTGCCAATATTTCGTGATCGGCCCATCACTCGATGTGCCTGATGGACCGGTCGCGTTGGTCTCGTCACGCATATCCGCGTACTGATGACCCCCCCAGCCGCCGGCGCACAGAATCCAGCCGTTGACGCCCATCGCCCATGCGCCAGTGGAATCCATCACCAGCGGATTTCCGCCGGTCTCACATTCGATTTCGATGCCGCGATGATTCGCAAGATCATCGGGGTCAACACCATCATGGTCAACGGTGAGCGTTTGGAAAACGCGCTCGCCCGCCGACAGTGTTTCGGATTCGACTGGCGCGACCGAGAACGCATGATCGAAAACGATGGTGGTGTCGGTAGCCTCCGTCACGCTGGCGATATTGGCCAGATCGTAGGTGCCGCGACACATCACCATGCCGTGGGTAAGTCCGTAGCCGGTGCCTTCCAGCACCAGCGTCTTTGTGCCAGCGTTATAACTCGCGGCCTCGCCAGCCGTCACAACGTGAGCTGCGAGTACATCCGTCGTCGCGGTGTCGATCCAACTCGACCAGTCGCCGAGCACTTCGCTCGCCGTCTGCGAGAACGATGCGTCTTGTGCGGTTCGCCAACGGAATCGCCCGCCTTTGGGCCAGTCGCGGTAATGCACGACCTGCCTCATGCGGCGGCCGGCTGTGAGCAGCTTGAACGGCTGAACCATCATGCGATAGGTTGCACCGGCGGCAAGAGCAACTGGGAAGTGCGGACCGAGACCCGTGCCGCGTCCATTGCCGGACCAGCCGTCTCGCCCCATGGATTTTTCGGTCTGCGATGCAATCAGCGTCAGCCCACCAGCTACGCTATTTGTAGGGGCGGGGGTACATTTGGGAGGCGAGGTCGCATCACGCATCGCCATCCACGCATCATACGTCCCCTCCGCAAACTGCACGTTGTCAAATCCAGCGACCTGCTTGAGCTTGTTTGCCATCCCCCCGATCCAGTTAGAGCAATAATCAACACCATCGACTGATCCCGCGTATCCCGGATGAGACGAGTAGCTCTTGTCCATCATCACCACGCGAATCAAGCCGCTTGGGTTGTCGAGTGCGAGACGACGAAGTTTCGCGCTCGTACCGGACACGTCGGGATCGAGCGTTCCGGTGAGTGCCGCACTCTTCGTGAAGAATCCCTGATTCCAGTACGGATCGTCGGCTGCGACGAATCGGCACTTCTTCCCATCCGATCCCTTAAATTGAATGGGGCGCATCACACGCGCTTCGGTCGGATTGGCTGATGCGTAGGCGTCATACACCAACGTGGTGGAGATGAGCGGCAGCTTCGGGTACGTCGAAATACCAAGCGCCGACGGCAACGTCGAATCGTAGAGGATCGGCACGGTCATCATGCCGTTGTCAAACCAGAGCTTGCTCCCGGTTCCGCCGTTCATGTTGCCACCGCTGCCGGTGTTGTCGGCTGAATGAATCGCCTGCGGCGTATGCAACGACCAGATGTAATCCAGATCAGCGGCGGTGATGGCGTGATTGCGAATCACCAATCCCCACCACACCCCCGGAGGAGCGCTTCCGCCAAGCGAAATCTCGGTCGGAACCTGTATCACACCTGCGGTTGCCGCCGCACCGTAATTGCTTGACACGGCAGCAACATCGTCCTCGTCGCGCTTAAAGAATTGCACCTTGGCACCGGAAAAAAGAAGGCCATAGAGTCCGATCTTCCGAGCGGCTGGGGCTGTTTGGTTCGATATGCTTTTCGTGATTGTGCCGCTTCCGCCGTATACATATTGCAGCAGCGACGGGTTGTTGCCTGCCGCGCTTTTGAGTATCTGCAAATTGACGACAGACGCTCCGCTGGCATCCTTCATATTCAGCAAGTTGTGGTTGTAAGTGGAATTGGTCAGCGTGAACTCGGATTGATACCAGAACAGGATCGAAAATGTTTGCAGCGCATCGCCGCTAACCATCATCTCGCCAAGTCCGGCGTTGATGAGATAGGTGACATAATTGCCTGACGCGCTGTTCAGTCTGATGCCCATTAAGCGTATCCTTCAATTGCCGATCTCCGCCGCCTCATCATTTGCTCGATCATCGGGGTCACGCTGATGCTCTACTTTCCATCCGGCTTGATGCCGGAAATGAGTTGCTTGACTTCGGTGCTGAGCGCGTTGCCCCACCTGGTCCATGCCCAACCCATGAGGAAAACGACCAGTCCTGTGCCGAGGCCCAGATAAAAGCTGAATATTTCCATTACGTTGCTCCTGCGGCCGGGGCCGCTGTTTGAGATTTCTTGTTCGCCCACACCCCTGGCAAAATGATCGCCGCTCCCGCTCCCGCCGCGATCAGCCACGCCCACCAGGGGATGCTCACCGACACCGTTGCCAGCACGATCACCGCACCGCCCGCCAGCATCGTGTACGTCCCGGCCGATGTTGGGATCAGCGGAAAAAATGCCTTGCCCACCAACAACCCGACTCCCGCCAAGATTACCAGTGCCCCAATAGCGTATGAGTACCACGCCTTGCCTGCTGCGATCATCGCTGGCGTCTGTTCCTGCTGCGCCCCCGTCGATATGCTGACCGTCCCATCCGGCGAGCGAACGAACGTCGCCGGCTTGGTAGGGTCCGACGGGCTGCTTATCCTCCATCGCTCGCCGCCGGGAGCGGAGTAGTCGATGAGGCCCCGCGTGCAGGCCGCCAGCAACAACGCAACGGCAATCAATGTGATCGCTCTCATCGTGTCGCCCCTTCCGCGTTGATAAATGGTTCCGTCCCGGCCCCGCCGAATCCAACCGACCATCCCCGGCCAATAGCAACAGCAGCCAGCACGGCCGCAACTGCGATGCCGAGGATCGTCCATGATCTGCGGGTCATGCCAGACATGATACGGCGATGTGCCAGCCAAATCAATCAAAATCCCAACTGCGACAGCTCTGGCACATACGCCGGGGCTTTGTTCTCAAATCGCCCCACCTCAGGACGCCAAACCAATTCAATCGTACCCGTCGGCCCGTTGCGCTGCTTGGCGATGATGATCTCGGCAACGCCCAACTTCTGCGGGTTCTCATTCCGCCACGCCTCGTCCTTGTGATAATACTCCTCACGGTGGAGCAACATCACCACGTCGGCGTCCTGCTCGATGCTTCCACTCTCCCGCAGATCGCTCAGCAGCGGTCGATTGTCACGCCGACCTTCCGAGTTGCGATTCAACTGAGCCAGCGCGATCACTGGGATGGCCAATTCTTTTGCCAGCGCCTTCAACTGACGGCTGATCTGGCTGACTTCCTGCTGCCGGTTCTCCGCTCCGGGGCAACTCATCAACTGCATGTAATCGACGAACACGCCCTTGATGTCTTTCCGCGATGCGAGTCGGCGGGCCTTGGCTCGTAACTGCATGATCGTCATGCCGGGCGAATCGTCGATGTAAAACGGCGCATCCGCCCCTATGCTGATCGCTTCCTGCAACCGGCGAAACTCATCAGCAGTCAGCATGTTTCGTTTCATCCTCTGCGCATCGACGCCGGAGGTGGACGACAGCAGCCGCTCGGTCAATTGCTGCTTGGACATTTCGAGCGAGAATATGGCCGATGGTTGCTTTCCATTAAATGAAATCTGCTGAATGAGGTTGAGGGCGATTGCCGTCTTGCCCATCGACGGCCTCCCCGCAATGATGACCAGTTCTGACTTCTGCAAGCCCGATAGCATGTCGTTGAGTTCGTGAAATCCGGTGTCCAGCCCCGTCAGCGTCACGCCGTCTTCATGCCGTGCGTCGAGGAGCCGGTACGCTTCGTTCACACATTCGCCGTATCGTTGCGGCTCGACTTCCTGGCGGCCTTGGGCGATATCGAATATCGCCTGCTCAGCGCGGTCCATCAGTTCGTTTATCGGGTCGGGCGATTCGTATGCGTCCCGCAGAATCTTCGTCGATGCTCGGATCAGCCCGCGTCGCTTCGCCGCGTTTTGCACCAGCCCCGCATAGTACGGCGCGTTCTCCGCAATCGGCACGCTCTCCGCCAGTTGAATAACGTAATCCGCTCCGCCCACCTGTTCCAGCAAACTCCGCGTGCGTAGTTCCTGAATTATCTGCACACTATCGAGCGAGCGATTGCGGTCGTACAGGTCGATCAGCACTTGGTAGAGGGCTTGATGCGATGGCTTCTCGAAATCATCCGGGCCGGACAGAATACCGATCACGTCGGCGATGATGTGAATGTCTCCGGCCCCGGCGACGATCATCGAACCAAGCAACGACATCTCCGCTTCTGTGGCGCTGGGGGGAAGGCGGTCAAACAGCTTTTGAATCGGCTCGTGGAAGTCGGAGCGCTTGGCATACTTTGAATTGCTCATTTTGCATTTCCCGTGAACAGCGCCGCCGCCCCGACCTTGCGGGGGTTGATCGTCCGCTTGGCGATGGACTTGCCCGCAAACAGCGCCGCGTTAAACGCCTCCGGGTCGGACAGCAACGCCAGCAAGCAGATGGCGTCGGCCGCATCACCGTCGGGGTCTTGGTTCGGATCGTAGCCGCGATACAGCAGCTTCGCCGCCGCAATGTGCGCCGCCTTTTTGGTCTGCTGCGACCACTGATCGGAGCGTACCCGCGTGATTGGTATGGCAGGCCAGCGGTGGCGCAGTTCGTTCTTGATCGTCGCACATGCCACGCCATAATCTGCTTGGCCTCTCGGCATGAACTGCTCCATCGTGCCGGTCTTCTTGTTGCGGTAGTGCATCGCCGGGGCTTGCGGGGCCGGCATCTCCATGATGATCCGCTTCACGCCGTACTGCGAAATGAGCGCGTCCATGTCGTCAACCATCGACAGCGCCCGGTCCTCCGGGAACTCACGTTTGTCGTCGGACCAAAGTATGCCGATCTCGACGATGAGCTTCGGTTTTTCGCCGCAGGCAAAGCCGCACTTGCGAAGTGCGCTATCAATCGAAAGGATCATTTCCCACCCCCGAACATGTGCGCCTGCACCTGCGGCGGCTCGGCTTGGGTGAACAGTGCTTGGTCGGCGAACGCCTGCTCGATGCGGCGAACGGCGATATCGAAATACTTCGGCTCTTTTTCGATGCCGATGAACTGGCGGTTGAGGCGGATGCAGGCGACGCCCGTTGTGCCGCTGCCGGTGAATGGGTCGAGGACGGTAGTGCCTGCAATTTCAATCATCGACGCCAATAACTCGACTGGCTTTTCTGTCTGGTGAAACTCTTTTGGTGCGCAAAATTTTTGCACACCATTCAGGCACGGCTTGTCGAAATCCCACCCAATTGCCCCCTTACTTCCCCACAAAATGAACTCGGCTTGATGTGAAAATCTGCCAGACATTGGGCGAGCGTTACCCTTATCCCACACGGCAGCGCCGCGCCACGTCCAACCAGCCGCCTGAAAGACATCCGACATGGTTGGGAATTGCCGCCAGTCAGTAAAGAGCATTGCGATGGCAGATGGTGATGACACATCAAAACTTTTCAACATCCAAAGGGTACACCAGAATAAAAACGCATGGCCGTCGCGCGAGTCACCAGAAAACTCGATGCCGACCTTTGGCGCATTTCCGTGCGATCCAAGGTATTTCGATGACGTGGATTGCGTCCTGTCAGACCGAAACGCGCCGCCGCTTGAATACGGCGGATCAGTCACTACCGCGTCAACGCACCCATTCGGCAGCTTCGGCAAAATGTCGAGGCAATCCCCGCAGTACATCACCACGCTTCCATCGCGGGAAACGTAGTCCGGCTTCGGCAGTTTCGACGTGTCGAGGATCATTGCATCACCTCCCACTTCGCTTTCGACGGCCCGCCCGCCGCGCACCATGCGCGGTAGGTGTCGCCGAAGCGCGGCAGTTTGATCGCGCCCCATCGCGTGTTGTGCAGGTTGCATAGCCCCTTGACGCGGGACAATTTCACGCACTCGGCGCATGCACATTCCTTGTCGCCGATGCTCGCCTTCCGCTTGAACCCGCCGGTGGCAAGGTTGACTTCGCGCCCGTCGCTTTCAAAGACGCGGACCATGCTGCACTCGTCGCATGTCAGCACATGGCCGGTCAATCCGTTGGCGCGGGGGTGGCGCTGCATCGCTGCGCCGCAGTCGCATTGGGTGGTGGTGGGGATCATTTGTCCTCCCCAACCCGCTTGAACGTCAGCGCCCACACCCACGGGCTAGCATCCCATGCGAACGGGCCGTTGGCGTAGATCGAATCCCAAATGTTCCTGAATCGCTTAATCGGCGTATCGCACTGGACGCAATCGACCTCCATGTAGCCGAGGTTTTCACCAACAGCGCCATGAACGCCCTCTCCGTTGCATTTGGGACATACCCATGTACCCGGATCAACTGGTTGCTCCATTATGCAACCTTCCGCCTTCGCATCTTCCTCGCTGATGTCCTGCACCCGCTGCACCCGCACGTCGGTAATCTCTAGCGTGATGCGAGATGCCCAACGCGGCATGTGGATGGAGGGACGCCATTGTGTTGTGACTTCTTGCCCCTCACACCAAGCGCCCTCATCATCAGTCCATCGCGTCGGTTTTATGCAGACCCCATCGGCGCGATATTTAACGCATGTCCAAATCTCATCATCGCAATGCGGTTTCCAAGTCTCCCGCACCCACAGCCGATCACCGACCTTCCCGAATGGGCACGCTCCGGGAAACTTCTTGCTTGGCGGGTTGAGCATGTCAGTGAGTCGCACATCATTCCATCCTCCGTTGCTGTCGCGGAATGCGAAGTCATATCCATCAGTGGTCGATTGCTGAAACTCGTCCAGCAAAATCGGCCTGCGCGTCTGCCTCTTGCGACCAGCCAGCACGGGGCGCACCATGTCGGCGTTCATCAGGATCGGTCGTTCTGTCACGGTTGTTGCAGTGTTCATAGTTGATTCCTTTCAATTCCCACGCAGCCGGTCGGGGCTGGGGGAGAGGGCGGTTATCTGTCATTGTCGAGCGATGAAAGAATCGCGCTCAACGTGTTGCTCAGTTGTTCGAGGCATTGCCGATGCGTCGCCAACTTTCCTTCCAAACTGGCTGGCGGTTCAGTCGGCTTTTCGTTTTTTTCGACGTTCGCGCAGCATCGCCCAAACAGCGATGCGTTGATCCGGTCGGCGAGGTTGATCGCGTTCATCAGTGCCGATGATGTTCCATTGGCGATGTCGTGGATGGTTTCCTGCCTACCGATTGCTGTTTCGTCTCGAATCGACGAGCCGCGTGCTGGTACTGCGTTATTCATCTTCAAATCCTTTGCCCCAATGGGGCGGTTAGTGTTCATTTCAGCCACATCCAGTCGTTGACCCACAAGAATCGCAAATCATGCAGGTGCCGTTCGGGCGCACATACGTTGATCCGCATTCGCCGCAGTGCATCCCGGTGTTGTAGATCGCCTGCGCAGTCGGTTCGCGGGCCGGCGGCTCTACTGCCGGGTCATTCAGCCGCATGTCCAGCGCTCGCACGATGCGCGATCCGTAGCCGATCTCGCCAAGCAGCCGGTTCGCGTGGTCGATGGCGTCGTACACTGCCGCTACGGTGCGGCTCGCCTGGCGGTCGGTGGCGGTGGTGGTCATGTCATTTCTCCCGTATCAAACTGTGCAACAAGTGCCGCAAACGCGAGCGCCGCTGCATCCGCCACAACTCCATTTCCGCACAGCCGAAGCCGGGGCCGTCGATGTCTGTCCAGCTGATCGGCATTCCCATCAGCCACTCGACAAATCGCGGGTTCAACCGTCGGGTCGATTTCGAGGACGCGCCGCCATCCGTCGAGGTCGCCGGGGCCGGGAGGATAGGCGGGAAGTGGGCTGATGCCACGATAAGGCCAGACTGGTGGCTGTTTTTTGTCACTTTGTGCCCGTCGTCTGCGTGCATCGGCGTCGGCCAGGTGTCCGCCTGCGTTTTCAGGTCCACGCCGCCGGCTCCCCGCTTCTCCTTGCTCTCCTTGCTCTCCTTGCCACGACTCGGCACGTTCGGAGTTTTCCATTGCGTCACCTGTTTGGAAAATTCCCCGCCCGCTCCCGACTTGCCGTCCTCCCCCCTCGCGGTGGGCCAAGAAGAACAGCCGTTTGCGCTGATGGCTTGCCGCCACGTCCGACGCGCTGACCACGCAAGCCGCAACCCGGTAGCCCAATCGGTGTAAGTCCGCCTCGACCTGATCGAACCCCAAAGAGATGTGTCCAGCGACGTTCTCGCAAAACAGATACGGCGCGCGAGTTTGCACCAGGATTCGTCGGATGTAAGGCCAAAGGTGCCGCGGATCGTGTTTGCCAAGTCGCTTACCCGCACAGGAAAACGGCTGACAGGGGTATCCAGCAGTGATGCAATCCACAATGCCGCGCCACGGCCTGCCGTTGAAGGTTCGCAAATCTGACCACACAGGCGCTTCATCCAACGCGCCTTCTTCCATGCGCTGAACCAAGAGGCCGGCAGCGTATGCTTCCCACTCAACCCAGCAGACTGTGCGAGCATGGGGAACGGCCATTCCGAGGCCGATGTCAAGACCGGCGGTTCCGCTGCACAGGGACAATGTGTTGAAGGGACGTGGAGCCACATTCATGCTTCCCCCTGGCCGCTCGGTGCGTTGCGTAATCGGATGAGTTTTGCCGCATCAGATTTAAGCATCCACTCGCCATCCTGATCGGCAACCAACTTGTTTGTCAGTGGGTCGAGTGCAAATCCGCCGCCACCGTTATCTAGTAGGCGCGCGCACGCCTCCCATGCCTTGCGCAATCGCTCGGCGTCCTCTTTGATCTTGCCCATCTCCGCCATCGCGGCGGTGAGTTGCTGGCGAAGCTCATCGCACTGTTTGAATGCGTCGATTACGTCTTGCCGTAGTCTGTAAGTCATTGGTTATTCCTTCCGGCATCGCCGGCGTTGGGGGTTGGGAACTGGCGGACGCGCAAATCTTCCGGCCATTCAGACCAGTCGCCGCCGTGTGAGTCTGAAAGTTTGATCCACGCTTCCGGCGGTAGCTTTGTTCCTGCTGGTTCGTCGCATCCGCACATTGGATCGTAGGGATTCGCGCCGAGTTGCTTGATGAAACACGCCACCCCCGCCGCCTTGCACTGGTCGCGTATCGACCGTATCCATTCGATGTTGCAGGGGCGGGCTTGTGCGCCTGACTCCCCGCCGGTGATGATAAATGAAACCTTCGGCGGCATGACGCCATCCCATCCGCGCGATGATTCGTAGGGTAGCCACGAAACCAAATCCACCGGCCAGATCATCGGCTCGCACGACAGGAACCTGACCGCCGCCTGGCACCGCAACAGGTACGGGATGCGCTCGTCCGCCGCTGCTTGGTTCTCGACGGAGGTGCCGAGCCACACGTTGGGGAGTGGCCAGCCAGCAGCCCGCCAGAATCGTCCCATATCAATACACATTCCACTGCCCATGGATGCCGCTTTTGGAATGTTGACCCGGACTCGCATGTTATTCAGGTATTCCGCCATCCGCTCCGGTCGCTTCGTCAGCACCTGAAACGTCACGTCAGGCCGAAGCGCGAACACGGCGAACAGCTTGTCGATCATCTCAAACGGCACCCACTCGCCGAACATATCCGTCATGTCGCACATGAACACGCGCTTTCCGCTGATCTTGCGCGACGTGAGCAGCCGTTGCAGTTCCTTCTCGTCGAGGAAGATTTCCACGTTGGGATCGACCGGCCCAACAGCGCCAAACTTCGGCATACCGACACGCGGCTGATACCGGCTGGCGTAGCAATTAGCACACCCACTGCTGATCTTCTGGCAGTAGTGGCCGGGGATGCGATTGCTTCCGTCGCGCAGGCGGGCGCGAATTGGATTTGAAGAAAAGTCGGCCCACTGGATGCTTGTTTCCGTCGCCATTTTTATTTGCCTTTCGTGCGGGTGCAGGTGATGCGGATTTCAAAGTTGCGGTAGGTGGTGGTCATTTCATTTCCAGTTGCAGTTGTAGTTTTTCGCCAGCAACGTCAATCACTCGCCGGCCGTCCGGCAGCATGAAGTGAGATAGGAACGCTCCCTCGAAACTCATCACGCCGATTTCGATGACTGTGATTTGGCTCTTGATCCAGTCACGCAAGATCGAATACACGGCAACGCTGCCGATCTGCAACGCCTTGGCTTCATGCTCTGCCTTCGTCGATTGCATCCGATAGGTATGTGGATGCTCACGCAGCCACGCTGCTGCATAGCCCTTAGCACTGGCAGATGGATCGTTCGGCCACGGTGGACGAACTGAATGAACACTTCGCCGGTGGCGAAATCGTCGCCAGTTGCAAACTTCTCGCATCCGAACTTGCGAAGCATTTGTTGCACGCCTTCCAGCGCGTTGCGCCCGCTGGTAGTTGTTTCGTAGGGTAAACTCATTTCACTTGTCCTCTCAATTTTGCATCCGCTCGTATCATCGCCGCCGCATGTCCGGCAACTTCGCCAGCGATGGCATGACCACCGTACCGGCCGACAGGCGGGAGGCAATGCGGTCGCCGTACATATCGACCTTGCTGATTTCCGCCATCGTGAGATTTGTCGTGATGACGGTGGCGCGGCCGATCCTCCGGTCGAGCAGCGACAACACGGCCTCGACGACCATTTCGCTCGGCTTCCGCGATCCCATGTCGTCGAGCACAACAAGTTCCGCGCCGGTCAGGTAGTCCCACATCCCCAGCACCTCGCCGACGTCGGTCATCTTCGCATGATGCAGCTTGTCCGACAGGTCCGTCACCGTGCGGAAAATGCGCGTGCCGGTGATCACATCGTCCAACATGCAAAGCGCAGCGCACGTCTTGCCGCAACCCACGGGGCCGGAGAGTGTCAGCGGCCAGGGCAACGCGCCGGACCTGCACCCGGTGATCGCGGCCTTCATCGCCGCTGGCACGCGCGACCAGTCGTGCGGGATGCCGTTGGTGAATGGAATGGTAACTTTTTCTTCGATCATGTCGCGTCTCCATCACCGTTGCGGGTGATCGTCACTCTCGGACCATCTTCGCGTCGGCTGGATTCGGGAACATCGTGTTCGAGGTCGTAGCCGCACCGACCGCAGCGAATCGGGCCTGGCTTGCCGAATCGCACGCGATCCAGCTTCGTCAGCGGCAGTCCGCAACCGGGGCAAGGTCGGGGTGTCATATCCCTATTCCGTCGTATTTTCCAGGCGGCGCGCCGATTTGGCCGGGGCGGGGGGCGGGGTAACGGGTGGACGAGTTCTTTGACCAGTCGTATTTGCCTTCGAGGATTTTGGTCACTGTGTCGGGTCGGGTGAACCAGTCAAAATCTGGCTTCCACCCCTGTTCGTCCTCAAAACACTTCAGCGGAAACTTCGCCAACGCCTGCGCCCAATCCCAGTCGGAATCTTTCAGACGTGCGCCGAGGGACGTTTTTCGTGCCGTGGTCAGTTTCCGAATCGGCACCGCTCCGGTGGCCGAGTTCCAAGCGGTCTTGATTTCTTCAAAACGCGAACTGTCACCGTCTTTATCCGGTGGGGTAGTTGTCTTCGGCGCAGCCGTTTTTGTGTCCTGGGGGGTAAGGGTAAGTAAGGGCTGGGGAAGGCTAGGCTGGGCTAGGGAAGGGCTGCCGTTTTGTCCAGCCGTTTTGTCCAGCCGTTTTGTCTCGACACTCTGTCTCGACAAATCTTGATCGGTGGCGTTTTTTGGTTGCAAAACGGCTTTTACAAAAGTAATGCCAGCGCGAGTGTTCTTTTTTCTTACCCATTCTTCGCAATGCTCGTGCCAATCATGTACCACCAACCGGACACGCTCGTCTGCCGTTCTGTCCAGCCAATGTGTCTCGACAAGATGGCGGACCAATTCGTCTGGACGATCTGTCTGCCAGTCCACCGATTCCGCAATCGCGGCGTCAGTGAACTTGCCGATGTCGCCGGCTGATGCGTACTGGCCAGTGAAGTCCCACAGGAGCGAAAGTAGTCCGATGGCGTCCCTCCGGTTGATCTTCAACGCGGCCATGAGTTCGCGGAGCTTTGGATGTGAGTATGTTGCTCGTTTCATGTTATTCCACCCCCATCTCTTCCCGCTCGTAAACACGGCGAGCAATGCCATTAAAATATTTCATGACTTCATCCTCGTTGAAAACGGACACAGCAACGACTGCCATATCCAACCATTGCATTATCTTTTCAGGCCCGTACTTGTCCGCCAAATTAGCGAGTCATTGTGCATGGCGGCCGCCGCATTGTTTCGAGTGCATTTTTTCGCAGAGATAGTTGACAAATACCTGATGTAATTTTTCCCTGCATTCGGCTGCTTTTATCGCTAAATCAGCCAGTCGTCTTTGTTCCAAAAACTCTTGTGCCATGCGTGCTGTATCCTGACCATTTGGTGCGAGAGTTTCCAGCAGCGTCCTTCCTTTGCCGGCGTTGCAGTCCCAGCAGGATGTAATGAGATTGGTTGCTTCGTTTGTTCAGCCATCGGCAACCGGGTGGATATGATCGATCACCAGTTGAACCTCTGGTGGCTGTTTCCCGCAATATCGGCAAGTAAACTCATCGCGGGCGAAAATCTCAAATCGCAGCCGCTTGGACATTGATTGGCGCTTAGCCATGTGAGCCATCCTTGACTACGGCAAACAACCCCAAGCCATCGGTATCGGAACAGTGTGCGAGACCAGAACGGACAGCCGATGGTTGGGGGTTGAAAGCCGTAATTGGTGGTAGTTCCGATCTCGCATGCCCCCACTATGCAAACCCCATGGGGAAATGTCAAGAGCAAAATCAGGAAAACCCCCATTGTGGATAACTTGTGGAAAAGCGCCAAGCCCCCATCTGCACAATGGGCCTGGTTGCCGGCCAGCATGATCGCTGAGGGCTGGGGATGCTACGCCCGCATCGCTGATGATGAAAACAATTTTTAGAATCTCTAAATATTTGCTGGACACGCGCCGATATAGGGTGTATATTATAGGTGTTGAGTGATTAACCCCTCTTTTGCAAAGGAACGAAAATGAAAATCGAAATCAAAACGGATCGCGGCCACAACATCCTCGTAATCGACGGCGGCGACGTAGGCCGGCTGGCTAATCCAATGCCAGGCAAGACAAAGCGCGAACGACAATCGCAGTTGAGTGCTGCCGTGCTGGCGGCGGTGGCTGGTCGAGAGGCGACGATGGAGGTAGCATTAAAAGACGCTGGGATTATTGCTTAATTGACTTCCCCGCCCGCGCCTTGACCGGCCTGGGCTGGCTTAATCGGCACCGGATGGCAGGTGCATTTGCAAAGGATGGCGATGCACATACGAACACCGCCGAAAGCGTCTTTAGTCTGCTGAAGCGCGGCGTGTACGGCGTGTATCACAACGTGAGCAAGCAGCATCTTCACCGCTACCTTGCGGAGTTCGATTTCAGGTGGAATACTCGTGGCGTGGAAGATGGCGAACGGACGCGGAGAGCGATTCGTGGTGGCGAGGGCAAGCGACTGATGTATCGAGAGCCGCTGGTAGCATGACGAGCGTCGAAAGATTGCATGGATGATCGACCAAAAAAGTTGCAATGATGGCGAAAAGATCAATCACAATAAGACTGTCCGAAAAAGGTAGCCACCTTGATGTTTCTACGCTTATCACGGCGCTCCAAGACACGGTTGCCGTGTTGAAGGGGATCGACCAAGCCGTTACTGGTGAACGCTCTCCGGTTCTGCATTGGTACATCAGTCACATCCAGATGAATAGTCCTCTCGAAGCCACTTTGGAATGTGAACGAGTTAGGCCCAAGCGAGATAAAGATGGACCACTGCCGGAGGTAATTCGCCCATTTCTGCGAGGGATGAAGCAAATCGACAAAAAAGCCCAGTCGCCAAGATATTTTGGCGAATCCGAGTTGACGCGCATCAAGCGTGTTGTGGACCTGCAAAAGAACGGCGTTGCCTTTATAGAGTTCTTCTCGAAACGCGATGATGTTGTTAGACCCACAATCAATGCTTCCGACCACATAGATGTATTGCTTGGGGGCGGACCCGTTCGGCCATACACGCAATTTGCAGAGTTGGAGGGTCGTTTGGAGGATATATCGCTGCATCCAGACGTACCGCAGTTTGCTATTTATGATCCACTCACCGATCAACCTATCGGATGTAATTTTGATGAAAAAGATATAGATCGGGTAATGGGGTTGTTGAAGCGCAAAGCTCGCGTCAGGGTGTATGGAGATGCTAAATACAACAGCAAGCATTATGCGGTTTTGATAAACGTGCAGGGTATCGAAGAACTGCCCGAACAAAATCAACTGCCGCAAATTGATGATCTGCATGAAGCGGAAATTGATCTGACCAACGGCAACGATCCAGTTGAAATTGTACGGGGATTGCGCAATGGCCGATGACTCCAATGTCGCTGTTTGGGATACATGTGTTCTCATCCACGCGATTGAAAAATGCGGTGAACGCTGGACAGAAATTGAGCCGTACTTGCGCGATGCAGAGCGAGGCGGGGCGGAAGTATGTCCGGGAGAGCAAGTCAGTCTGATTCATGGTCAAACAACACAGTCTCATCGACGGTATCTGGGACAAATTCGCGCGGCGGCTGGACTGACCAGACCATGATGCGGAAGCCGCGGCGTTTGGCGGCGGCCTCAAACTCACTCCGTGCAGCCATACCTACAGGCCCGGCGGGTACGTCGAAATCGACCACGCAACGCTGGATCATTGCGCCGGGGAGAGTTTCGCAGACTTTCCGGGGGCCGTGGGGTTTTTTTGCCATTTTCAATGCCTTTTATCGTCGAATTCTCATACCGACCACACACACACACGGGTTATGCTTCCGTGTCCGATGCCTTCCTGCTCTGCCTGCGGTCGAAACGGCTTGCTTTCGCCTTGCCGTTGGCTGGCCGGGTGTCGTCCCCGGTTACAGCACGAAACCATCGCAGACGATCCTACACTGCACGGCTCTGGTGGACCGTGTCCCAAGGGGCGTACCTCGAAGTGTGTGTCTTAATTCTTGGGAGCCGCGTTTTCCGCGACAGGATCGGTGTTGACCGCCAGTTTTTTTGTACAGGAAAACCCGCGTAACAAACCTGTTGAGCATGAAAAAACGCCCGCGTGATTTAGGTGTGAGCACAGCCACGCAGGCGCTTTGGTCGGATTGTATTGTCTCTGTGCTCACGCCGACACTATCGGCGATCTCTCCAGCGAAGTCAACACAAATCCGAATTATTTTGATCAGGCAAAGCCCGCCACCGCCTTCCGGCGGCGCGGACGATCAGCGGCCTGCTCCATCGGCGGTTACTCCGCCGACCCGGCCTCTCCCACCAGCAATGCGTTGATGGCGTCGTCAATCTTCGTTCGCGCCTCGACGCCGATCCCCTTGATGTCGTCGGCCCAGTGCGTTGCCTTGCTCGCCATGCACGTCTGCAACTGGCCAAGAGTTTCGATGCCGGCCTCGATCAGCTTGTCGCACTGCTTGGCGGTGATACCGTCCGCCGTCAGCGCCGTGATGGCATGGCCTCGCCATCCTTCCTCCGTTGCTGCATGTGTTGGCTCAGGCGCGATGTCGGCCAGGTCGATGGGATTGCTCGAATCACGCAGCGATGACCACGGGATGTCATTCGCGTGTGCCTTGCATGGCATCAGCAAAATGAACAATTCTACATCGCCATCACTCGCATACATGCCGATGGCTCTTGTCGCAGATTCTCGAATGCACATGGTCGCCGTGGCATCTTTGGTCAGCACGTCGCACACAATCTTCATCAGCCCGGCCATTAGATCAGGCCGAATACCGATGCGTGTTGTAGCGGCAACGTCATCAAACGTCGGGATGATGCTGCGCCAAGGAACAGCGGCTTGCTCGAATGATCCAAACGAAAAATCCACTTCGCCGTCGATGGTGTCAATCTTCATGGAAAATCCGTCTGACGTTTGGTCAATCGCTGCCACCGGCTGCTCGCTGCCTTCCTTGGCAATCGGCGACAACTTCAGCGCCGCCTTGGCAATGCTTGAAGGCATCATCATGCTGCTGATCGTGTCGTAAATCGCACGCTTCCACCGAGCCACGACAAGCCGCCTGCCGTCTGTTGCGACGGCGACGTTGTGCATGTCGTCATAGGTTTCAATGATGATGTGATGCAGTGCGTATTTCGATTCCTCATCTTTCTTCACCGCTGCCGATGCGATGGCGAGTACGCGAGTTGGTATCTCAATTCCAGGCCGCGACTCACCGCCGCTTGCTTGCGACTTCTTTGCCATTGTCCGAATCCTCTCAAAAATGGGGTTTGTGAAAACTTGCGATTAAGCGGACGTTCCGCTTACGGTTTGATGTTGCCTTCGGTGATCTGGTATTCGATGTTCGCCAGGTATCGCGCATCGCAATCGGCGAGCGGCTTCTTCTTCATCTTCATCGCGTAGGCGTCGAGCCGGGCTTGTGCCGCCTCGGAATCGACTTCGTACTTTTCGCAGTACAGAGCGATCAGACTGTCGGCGGTCGAGCTGGTTTTGTTTGTCGCCTTCTTCTCCGCGGCGGCGTTCTCGGCCTTCGCATCCGCAGCGGATTCCGTGGACGTGGGTTCATCTTCGTCCAGGTCCGCGCCGGGTTCGTTGACGGGTTCGGGTTCGGCGGTTTGCTCCGGCTCCGCGTCGTCGGCGGTAACAGTGGTCGCGTCGGTGGCGGTAGCCGTCTTTCCGGGCTTGTCGGTAGTATCGACTCCCAGCGTGGCAGCGAGTTTCTTCGTGCGTGACTCGGCTTCATTCTCCACGACGATTCGCTCCATCGGCGGGTTGTCCTGCAATTCATCGACGGTATAGACCCCCATCATCACGTCGGCGAAGTGACGCCTGACGAACGCGCGGACGGAGAAGTAGAACAACTGCTGATCGGGGTCGTTCTTCCACAGCGGCGAGTTCTTCGGCTGAATGGTCTTGAACTGCGGCGATGTGTATTCCACATCGTCCCCGCCCTCGGCGGCGTTCAGCTTGGCCTTGACGGTGCATTGCCGGGTGTCACCGCTGCCGGCGTATGTGATCTTCAACCGGCCATCCACTGGAGCGCGCCGGGTCGCCACGGCGTTGTACAAGGCCGACTCGTAGGCCAGCCGGTCGTTCACGACGTAGCTCTTGTTCGCCACGGCAAACGGATTCATCGCCCATTCCCACGATTGGATGGCAACGGCGAAGCAGATGCCGGGATTGTTGCGGCAGTGCGGTGGAACCGCCTGCTTGCTGATGCTCATCAGCTTGGCGACTTCCATCGCCTGGTTGGTGTTCTCGACGAGCATTCCGCCCTGCGTGCTGATGCGGATGCCGCTGGCGACGGATCGGTCGAGTTTGTCTTCGATGCGTTGTTCGAGCGATGTCGATGCCTGTGTCATGGTCTGTCCTCTCAAAAGGGGGGTTGGTTGCGATTCGGTTTCTTCTCAACGAACGTGCGGTAAATGTAAAGTCCTTCGTCGATCAGTCGGATGATTCGCTCGCCGGACTGCTGCATGATCCATGCGGCGGGACACGGCTTGGACGCGCATAGGAAGGTCGGGCAGAACACGGCCCGGCGATTCTGCATTGCAGTGTTCAGGTCGCGGAGCGTTCTGATTCGTTTGCCTTTGTGCTCCATGGTCGTTCCTTTCGATTCAAACCGGCGGCGGGCTTTCACCCGAACGCCAGCATTCAGGGGGCGGGGTTATTTCGCTCGCTTGAACCGCATAACGCGGAAGGCGTTCGGCGTGGTGTACTTCTCCCATACGCCGTCAGACTTCATCGCTTCGCGGTTGATGATCGGCGCGCCGTTCTGCTCGTAGTTAGTGATCTGGCCGGCCCCGACGACTTCGGCGGCTTCGGCGTCGGCCATGTCAGCAAGCACGATGGCCTGTGCCGCGTCCTCCAACTTCTCCGCGTCGAGCCGGGCCTGCCGCTTGGCTTGCCAGTCGATCACTGCGTCGGGGTTGGCGAACGTGATGAGTTTCTTCGGCACCCGCTTGTACCGCTTCACCGTTTCCAACACCGGCTCGCACGGGTCGCACGGGTCGCATTCCAGTTGAACGCCATGCGCCGTCCGCAGCCGATCCGCCCAGTCGCCGCGCGGGTCTTTGCGGGCGACGACGTACCGCGTCCAGAAATCTTCCGTCACGGCTCGAATCTGCGCGATCAGCCCGTCCATCGGCTCAATCTTGAACTCGCAGAACCCCCGGCCACCAAGCAGGGCAACCAATTCGCAGACTTCTGCCCCGGTGCAGAGCAGTTGCACTTGCGTTTGGATCAGGTAGCCGTCGGGAACGTCGTCGGTTCCGACCTCGCCCCATGTGCCGTGGATCGGACCTTCGATGCCGCTGGTCTTGGCTTCCACCGGGCGACCATCGGCGATGACTCGTCCGTCCAGCGTTGACGCCAGCGGCCCGCCCTGCGGGTCGAATACAACGACGTTGCGATCCAGTGCGCCGAACGCGGCCTCGGCGTAGTCAAGGATCACGGGTTCAAGCCGGTTGCCCGCGGTGATCGCCGCGCTGACTTTCTTCTCCGGCTCCAATTGGTCGGTCTTGTCCAGCCATGTGGAGAATGCGTTGCGGCCCTTGAACGTCGGAAGGCCGAAGATGCTCGCCACGTCGGATGCACCGATGCGACTCTTTCGGGCTTCGATTTCTAGTGCTGTCAGTGCCATTGCGTCAGTCCTTGTATTTGTGGTTAATCAGTAATTCGGCACCGGCGAGTTCATCAGCGTGGCATCGCAAGCGGTGAATCAATCCGTCGGCGTCTCCGCAGCCCTTTACCATCTGAATGGAGTCAGCTACGCCGGTTAAATACTGAGATGCTTGTTTGGCGCACCGAATTACTTCTTGCTATCTATTAAGCAATGCGTCATAGGTGTCGTTGTTTATGGAAGTTCTTTTGTCACGGGCCATGTCGTCCTCGCTTTCAAAAAGTCGCCGTCTCTCCGGCGTGTCCCTCTTTGGCGACACTCATCGCGTCGTCAGGGTCGGCCCATGCAGAACAGGCAGGAACCCCTGTTAAAGCGCTCTGCACCTCACGCTACTTCCGCCCGCAGTTCCCCATCGCTCGGTTCGGTGGTGAGCAATAAAACTCGGTACTCTTTCGCCAGATCATTCACATGGTCCCTCATAGACGGACTGAGCGCCGACCAGATTCCGTCGGCGATCAACACGCCAAGTTGCCCCGGCAATGCGTCTTTCGTGACGATGGGGGCGGCGATTTCAAATGCAATGCGCCATCGCTGGCCATGAGAAAGCTCATTGAACAAAGATGGTTCATCGCCACTGGCCCCACGTTTGAAGATGTTGGTGTAGAGCCGGCCGTCACGGACGAACAACTGCGGCGTCTGGATCGCGTTGCTCAGCACCTGGTCGATCTGCCCAGCGGCTTGGCGCAACTTCTCGCCCAGCGTGGTGGCGGCGAGTGCATCCCGCTTGTGCTGCTCGGCCTTGGCGAGTTCCTGCTTGGCCCGGCGGACGATCGCGCCTTGCTCCACGGCGTTGGCTGATGTGAGCAGTTCGGCGTCCGCCGCGTCGATGTCCGACTGGTCGGGGGCCTGTGCGCCCGTGGCGTTGAGGATGGATTCGCATTCGGCGATGGTGGCGAAGTGGCTGGTTGCCGATTCCTTGGCATCAATAGCACGGTCGCGTACATGCTCGGCCTCGGCAAGATTGATGTTTGCCGCATCCAATTGCAATCTCAGGTCTTTGACTTTCGCCTCGGCGTTGAACACGACAGCTTGAGCGTCGGTAAGGTTTCCATTCGCTTCTTTGACCGTCGGCCCCTTGTACTCCGCCTTCAACTTATTCAACCGCTGCTGCGCCCGATACGTCGAGTTCTCCGCGTCGATGGCGGCCTGCTCGCGGTCTTTCAAAACGCTCACTCGGTTCGATGCCTTCATGTGGGCATCTCGTAGCACCTGCTCATCGGACTCCCCGGACAGGTCAACATCCTTGTGCGCGTCGATGATCCCCTTCGCCTGCCCCTCGCGCATCTTCGCTTCGTCCTCGACCAACCGGGCCTTGGCTTCGAGGTCGCGTTTGGCCTTGGCTGCAACGTCCAGCAGGTCTTTCGCCGTCCACGTCGCGGCGGTGACGTGCTGTGACATTTCCGCGCCGATCACCGTCTCAAACTGTTTCTGCGTCGGTTCGACCCCGGTGATGGAGATCAGCGATTTGATCCTTAACCGATCCGCTGCCGCCGGGTCTTTCATTTGCGGATCAACCAGTGTGGCAACGTCGAGCTTCCCGTCCAGCGATTGGACTTCCAACTCGCCAGCCCGCGTGGTCTTTCGACCGATGACCAGGTGCGCGCCAAATCCATCGACGGTTCCTGGTGACTTTGAATCGTCGCGGGTCTCAAGTTTGCCTTCACCACGGATTAGCGACTCGACGGCTCGCAATGCGGTTGACTTGCCGCATCCGTTCGGCCCTCGAAGCACGACGACACCGCCATCGGGGAGTGTGGGAATGTCTGCGATCTTGATGGGGCCTGTGTCTTTCACGCGAATCATGTCATGTCCTCTCAAAAAATGGTCAGTTCGGCCAGAGATTGATAATGCTCACCAGTGCCGCCATGCCGATCGCGCCGATGGCGATGCACGCGAGCGACCAGACGACGGCCTGCTCATAGCGACGCTTCGGGCCGGTGGTGTGTGGCTGTTTCGGCGTCACATGCGGCACGGGGCGCAGCATGGGTATCGGCGGCGTCGGTTGCGGCTGCTCCGGCCACCACCACTTGCTGTCGCCCTGGCCAAGCACCACGGCGGGCCGGACATGCGCGCCGGTCTGCCGATAGGTGGCGTCGAGCTGCTGGTGCTGCCGTTCGATCAGTTTTGCAAGGCGGGCGCGCTCGCCGGGAGTCAGTGTGTCGTGGTCGATGTGGTTGTGGCAGGTCATGGCTTCACCGCCTTGATCGCGGCGATGGCTTCGGTGCTGGTCATGATGCGCCGCCTTTCCACCCCATTGATGTGGCGATGAACTCGATCACCGGATCGTAGATCGCGGAGGCGTCTGGACATTGTTGCCGCTCTCGGATCGTAGCGGCATATTTAGGATCGCGCCACATATCTATCAGATGTACCTCGCACCCGATCCCGACCAATCGCTTGTCGGGGTCTGAAACGTATGCGGGCCAACGCCCGCCGCGCGGCCAGATATACATAGGAGTTTCTCGCATTCTCACGCCCCTGGCGATTCTCACGAACTCGGCGATGCTCACGCCCTCGGCGATGCTCACGCCCCTGGCGATTCTCACGCCCTCGGCGATTCTCACGCCCCTGGCGATTCTCACGAACTCGGCGATGCTCACGAACTCGGCGATGCTCACGAACTCGGCGATTCTCACGAACTCGGCGATTCTCACGCCCCTGGCGATGCTCACGAACTCGCCGATGCTCACGCCCTCGCCGATGCTCACGTCCTCGGCGATTCTCACGTCCTCGCCGATGCTCACGAACTCGCCGATGCTCACGCCCCTGGCGATTCTCACGAACTCGCCGATGCTCACGCCCTCGCCGATGCTCACG